CCTTTTCACGGTCCTCGTCGGCTGCCAATTGGAACTGTTGCTCGTAATCGGCTTTAAGCATAACTATGCGATTTGGGTCTACGTTAGGTAGTTTAGCCGATAAATAATATGCCAGACCTGCAACCATCGCGTTTAAAAAGCGAAACGGAATATCTTGTGTAACGTCACCATTACCAGCATCCTGAATGCGGCGTAGTCTCCAGTACACAAAGTAATAGTATGGAGTAGATACAGAACCCTGATCTGGTGTAGGCCACACATTAATCTGTGGATTTGCAACACCGGTAACCGGATAAGTTGCACCGGACTGCCTATTAACCCACACTTGAATCGGTCTACCGGTAGCGTTCTTATTAGGGATAGTCGCATAGGTAGAGGATGAAATTCGGTTAATGTTGATGTCAGTTTGCTGTTGCCCTGAACCTGTACGTACAACTTGGTCTAATAAATCAATGGTGTCTACAGGCAGATCATAAGCAATCTGGTTAGGGTAAAGTGGAATAACACCTTCTTCGATTGTCCAAAGATTAATACCCCGATTCGCCCATTCGATTGTCATCAAGTTCAACGAGCGTCTAGCTGTACGTAAATCATAACCCGTGCGAAGTTCTTGCCCACAACGTTCAAAAGCATCTTCGACAATGTCTGTGATTGATAGGTTAAAACTGCTGGTTCCTGATGTTGTCATGCCCAAACCCTTGAAGGTGTTTTTGGTTCGATTTTGTAAGTATCTAAAGCGGGAATTTCTTCACCCGCTCTGACATTCACATGATAGCCGTCTATTGCTGCAAACGCTGGATATTCGTTGCCATCTTCATCTTTCAGCATTTTACCAGTCGGCTTATGGATTGTTCCGATCACGTCAACCGATGCATTGATATCCGCTAATACTTTGTCTGCTTCGGCTTGGTCTTTAAACTTTAAGTAATAATCAATCATGCTGTTACCTATTAAATTGGGATTCTGCGGATGGCTCTAATATTAGCTGATACTGTTTTATTTCCAGTTGTTTGGTTACCATTATTAAAAAATACAATCCTAGCTGATGAGCCAGTAGCATTTTCAGTTGACGACCAATAAGGAATAGTAAGATTAGTAAAAGCTTCACTCCCCCCAGTTTGGAATATAGCGCTAGTTGTTTGAGCTGGATTAGACGTTGTATAGTTAGTGTTAATAGGCTCTGGCGATACGGCATAGGGATTTGCACCAACAGTCGTAACATTTCCTGATGTATTGGGCTTCAGATTGTAATACAAAACCTCTAACTCATTTAGGGCAGGTAAATACCAGTCTGTATACCCTCCAATTGATAATCCTTTACAAAAAGTAGCAGCTGGACAATTGCCAGCAGCATATATAATATTGGTATTTGTAGGTCCATCTATAGTGGATGATGTACCTAAAGGACTTGTGACTGTCTGCCATGCATCTGTAGTTTGTCCTCCTATCTTAGGCGCAACAATTAAATAGTGTGTAGCTACACCATCACCTGTTGTTGATATTTTACCTGCATAATAGCCGCCACCCCATGCTTCACCAATGGTTGTTGGACCTACTGGTGGTGGGACGGGAGCGGAAACTGGGGTAGAACCTATAACAGGACCGGGAATACCGCTTGTTGTTAACCCTTGTAATGTGCCGTTAGGTAAACGTGTTGGGTAGTATTTGATGGATTGGATGTGACCGTTTAGGTAATTACCAAACGTACCCCCAAATTGAGAACAACCAACTGTTAATGTTGTAGCACTTGCGGGCATTGTACAAGTAATATCTACAGCACCTAACGAAGCATTGACCGCAATTGTTGAGTTATTGTTTTGCATAGCCGTAGCTATTTTGTTTGTTAGTGTGGTGGTATTTACTGTTGAGGTCATATTGACAGGCGCAGACCCTGGCAATAAACCGACATAGGTTGATGTTTGGACAGTATAAGCTGTAGTACCAAAAGCACCATTAGCACCAACATCAAAATAAACTCTATTACCGCTATTAGATACTATATCTCCATTAACATTAAACGTCCCCGCACTCTGGTTATACCAACTACTAAAGTTACTACCCACCATGCTTGCATTATCTGCCGCGCGAGTTACGGTAGCTGAGGTTGTTGGGATGTATGAGGTTGGGAAAGCGCCTGCTTCTAGTTGTGCGCCCCAGATGTAGATGCCCGAGGTTCCATCGCCTGTATAATTATTACTATTATTAATACCTAGATATAATAAAATACCTAAAGTTCCTGATGCAGTAAATGGTATAGAAGCTCTATACCAGTTATTTGGAAATTTCTCGAGTTTAGAACCTATTGGAGCATATGTTACTAAACCAGTACCAGCATCAAATGTTGGGTTATATCCTTGTCCCGATAAACCACCCCCAGCAATAATAAGTTGATTTCTCCCAGCTGCTTTAAAAAATACTGAAAATGTATATCTAGTCCCTACTGTTAAGGAATATGTACTTAACGTGTAATGGGTAGAGGTTGCTGTGTTTTCAACTAATTTATCAGCAGTTATAGTTCCATCAGGCGCAGTAGTAGCATTAGCTGTAATTGTGGCATCAGCTTTAGTCCAAACAGCATTATCAAACTCACTACTATAGGTGAGTAAATTAGTCCGTTGCTCTTCAATCAACAAACCTTTAGGCGCTAAAGTAGCAGGGTCGTAGTCGAATCTTGGGCCATAGTAAGCAGTAGAAGTTGGTGCTGCTACTGGATTATAGCTGTAAGGATCTAATGAAGCTGAGTCTGATAACTGAGCGCCAAAGATGTAGATACCGGATGTGCCATCGCCTGTGTATGTAATATCACCGTTACTTCTGGCTAATCTTATTTGTGAGGTTAAGGTAGTTTTTGAGTTATTCATTTGACCTGATACGGAACATCTATACCAGTCATTACCTACAGCAACTATTGAAGCGGTTATATTAGAACCAGCACCTTGTACGTCTACATTGCCAACAACACCATTAACTAAATCAAACCAAGCCCTTCCACCGTCTATACCTAAATTATCGATAAGTGCTATTCGCGCCCAAGTTCTTTCTCCGGCTTTAATATAACTAGATACAGTATATATAGTAGTCGGTAATGCTGTTACATCTATGTTCACACCATGAGCAGCATTAGCAGTATTCTCAACCAACTTTTCCCCACCAGCAAACCCAAAAGGCCCTACCGCTTGTATCGGTGCTGAAGCTGATGTTGTAACTGTGTATTCTTCCGGTGAAGTGCTTTGAACTAATTGTGCTCCCCAGATATAAAGTTCATCGCCAGCGGCTGATGCACTGCCAGAAGTTTGAGCTGCTACAACCCCATATGTAATTGATGTTACTACTGACAATACAGTAAACGTAACTGATATTCGATACCATCCATTACCTACCGATGTAATACTTGGCAGTAACGAACCAAAATCAGCTGTAGCAACACCAGTTGACGAAACAACACCTGTAGTAATATTAAAGTAAGAACTGAACGCTGTAGCACTACCACCAACAGCAGAAACCCGCAATCTACAAAATGAAGTGTTGCTTGACTTAACATAAGTAGATATTGTGTAAGTAGTAGTTGTACTTGCTATAGTTTGCGATGGTGTTGCAGAAGCACCTGAATAAACCACTGTATCAGCTGTAGTTGTGCCATCTGGTGCTGTAATTGCATTTGCTGTAATAGTAACAGTAGCATCTTTTGTCCAATCCGCATTATCAAACTGCGCTGAATAAGTCAGTAAATTGTAAAGAACACTACTATTACTCTTAGTCCAAGCCGCATTTTCAAAGTTCTGGCTATATCCGAGTAAATTCTTAACTGTTGTTGAGTAGTAAGGCTGTAGTGCACCTTCGTTTAGTTGTGCGCCCCAGATATATCCATATTCTGAGCCAATCGCTGATGGTATCGCCCATACAGATGGCGTAAACTGTACTCCGGTTGTATCTAAACCAGTTAGCATATTTGCTGATGCCCATACTCTCCACCAACCATTACCTATATATTCCATTCCAGCAGTTCCGCCAGATACACTTCCAATATTTGATAATGTATATGTTCCAGCATTTAAATCATATAATACTCTTAAACTACTACCAGATGTTAACCTAGAATACATTGTAATCGATGCAATTGGCTGTGAGCCTTGTTTAAAATAACAAGAAGCGCAATAAACAGTATCGTCAGCGGCAAATGCTCCATTTTTTCTTATATAAGTACCATTAGTAGTAGTATCTGTATTAGTCTGGGTATCTGCTGTTAAAGTGCCGTCTGGAGCTATTAAAGTATTAGCATTTACAGTTGAGCCACTTCGCTTAAACCAAGCCGCATTATCAAACTGCTCTGAATAAGTCAGTAAGTTATGTGGAGCATACTGAATCAAACCGTCTGGACCAACAAGCGTAGCGTTACTGGTGCGGCTGAATGTGATACGGGGATCTAAAGACGTTGCGGTTTGGAAGTTCAAGCTTAAGGTAGTCGCACCGCTTCCATCCACCACAACCTCAAAGTCACCAACGCTACCTGTAGCATTAACATGCGAGGCTGTGCCGGGATATGTATTTGCGTAATCTACAACGCTTGCGCTTCCAACACCCATATTAACCGCCTACCTGACCTGCTTGAATAGCAGTCAATGTAGCAGTACCGCTACCTGACAAGTTCGCTAACCGGATCTGTAAAACCGGAAACGCATAGTTACCATCTTGGTTAGTGGTCTGTGAAATTACAGTCGGGTGATTAAACCAGTTAGTCCCATCAAACGTATGCTGAATAGAATAGGTAATAGTGCCAGAAACAACCACACCAAAACCCACGTTAAATGGGGAGATGTAGTAGTCCATTGGAATACCTGCACTGTTTGCTACACCGGTAACAGATTGTGTAATCGGTCTCATTTAGTTTTCCTTTTAACTTTTCCGCCTTTCTTGTACATCTCTACGTCTTGCGGATTGTCTTTACGTTTGATGGTTTTCTTGCCGGGCATTTTACTAGGGTTTATATCGCCCATACCCCGCGATGCCATCATACAAATTTGCCTTTAGTGTGACCTTTAGTCACGCAACCGTCGGCACGAGTCACACCGCCTTTAGCCATTTTAGTGCAACCACCTGTAGCTTTCTTAACTACTCTAGTTTGGCTTGCCATTTCGCGTTGAATATCGGCGTTTCTAAGCTCATCACTTTTAACAGCACCGCCACCAGCGTAACATTTACCACCTTTCTTCATTTTCTTTTCCATCGCTTCACCTTTCGCATATTGTTCAGGTGTGATTTTGCCGGACTTAATTGCTTTGCCTTCTTTCAGCTCTTCTTTATAAGTCTCTTTACCTTTGAATAGTTTCTTTAAGTTAGCCACGTTGCCACCTCTATTAAATTTTTTGCCTTTATCGGCTTGGTTAAACTCTTTAGCTACACTGACCGGTATACCTGCTTTCTTGGCGAACTCAGGGTTGTGAGCGGCGGCAGCCATAAAATTGCGCTGTTTCTTGCTAGTACTAGGCACTTTACTTACCTATATGCTGGAGTAACCAGCTAATAGCACCACCAATAGTCGCAGCAGCACCACCAACCATAAGAAGTGTTTTCCACCCGCCTTTGGCTTCAGATAACGTTGCTTGTATGAGGGCTAAACTCTTTTTGATCTCAGCCATCTCTTTGACCATCTTGTCCATGTCATCCTGCAAGTGCTTAATCTCTACATCGTGTACAGCTAAGTCTTTAATCATCTCAACAGAATCGTTCATTTGCAGTTCCACCGTTTTAGTGAGGCTGCTTTACGGGTCGGTCTACCTTTCTCGTCTTTCATAGGACCCGGCATCCCTGACATACGCGCACAAAACGATTTACGACGCTTAGCATCTTTCTCTGACTTTGGGTGGGGTGCAGGGGCTTTTAGGTTTGATCCTGTCGCACGGTTGTACTTAGCGCGACCTTTTGCAGTTAATCCTGCACCTTTAGACACAGGTAACTTTTCACCACGTCCTACAGCCAATGAAGTAGTCTTAGCCATAATCAATCTCCTCAGTTAAAAGATGGGGAGCCGAAACTCCCCAGATCAATTACGCTTGTTGTGCTGTTGGGTTAGCAGAACCGTCAGAATTACGTACCATGTACTTAATCACGATTACACCTGCACCTGTTGTCAATGCTGTACCCGCAACAGTAAAAGTAACAATAGCATCTGTACTACCCACGTTAGCAATCAAAGCTGTAGCAGCTGTAGTTGCTGCAACAGTCAAAGCTGTTGAACCTAAGTTAGTTACAGTAGTTGCTGTAGTGATGTCGGTAGCACCGATGGTCAATTTGAGTGTAGCCGCTGATGAGAATGCCGCAGTGGTGATAAAGTCAATCTCTGTGATGACTGAACCGGCAGGAAGAACGAAAGCTCTTGTACCTGCTGCATCAGCATAGGTGATAGCGTCTGTTTGACCTACAACAGTAGCGCCCATGTTACGGATTGTGCCGGCAGTTGTGCCGGTGGTGTTTTTAACGGTACCTAATAACCAAGGACCCAAGTGACTAGAAAAGGACATTTAGTTCTCCTTACATACAAGTAAAACCTATCAGTCGGTATGTCGCCTGCTGGATCAGTCTGACAGGTATAAATTTCCAGATGCACTGTACTTATACACAATAACTATCGGGCAGTCTAGCATTTTTTCTTAGGTTATCTTCTGCCCATAAGGGTTGTAAATTAGTATAGTGATTCAACCTATAAACATCTTCTAAACTTTTTGCTGAGGCTAAAGGTATTATATGGTCTATATGCCATAAGTTCATATTTTCCCATGACATATTAACTAAAAACTTACTTTCTAAATGGACCAATAACTCTTCATAAGAACAGCCTAGTATCTCCCTAAGTTTTTTATCTCTAATCTCGTGTTTATTTAAAACCGATTCTCTTAATCGTTTGCGTAACCTTTTTACCATAGCAAACATAGGATCGTTTGCTAATCTTTGTTTTTCCCTATCGTTAGCTATTTGTTTATGCGGGTTAGGGTTAACAACACCTTCTTTTGTACAGTCAGTGCATCTTTGCCCCATCCTTAAGTAATTATGGGGTCTAACTTTGTAATCACCGTGTTTATTACAAGTTATGATGACCGGCGTCATAGTGTTCACATACACAACATTATCGTATGAATCTAAGCTTCCATAAGTAAGTTTAGCTCTATAGGCAAACGCATCTACCCCTAAAGTTCTTTTACTAACACTCATATTCGACCCACAGGATGGACATCCTGATTTACCATCAATGTGTGCGCCCCCAGTTTGTTTAAATTCTCCGTGCTCTTTACAAACAATTGTTACCTTATACCTTCTCCCACTATAGGTTTGCTCTGGGTACATATAAGTATCCCCATGTATTTTTTTGGCTTTAATAACGAATTCTTCAAAAGTTAATTTTTTCATAATAATTAAAAATGAGATGGTATAGCCATAATACCATGCCTACAGACAAAAGAAAACCCGCCGAAGCGGGTTTTCAGTATCAACTTAAGTTGTTGATTTTACAAACCTAAGAACCGCTTGAACCGTAGACGGCTAAAGGATCGCTCCATCCGAAGCTGTAGCGTTCTCTCGCTTTATAACGTACGTTACCGCTATCAAAATCCCCGTCCATTGAGTTAGCTAATGGGCTACGAACGAAATGTTTCAACCCGTTTGGCACGTCCGTGGTCAAGAACCAAGCGTTGGTGTCAGTCAAGAAGTGGTTGATAGCATAACCTTCAGGAACAGCACCGTTGTTTTTCAACGCGTTGATGTCGTTGTCGGTTGTACCAACACGAAGTTCAGTTTCCAACAAACGAGTTGCAACGAATTGCAATGCTGGTGGAACGATCAACTTCTTAGGTTTAGCAGCGATCAATAAACCACGTTCGTCAGTCCATGCAGCGATTTGGATCACAGCATTTTCCAATGAAGTTTCGTTTAAGTCAGCGGCGGTAGATGGGATGTTGCTGTTTGTGCCACCATTCACCAATGGGTGGTTAGCACTGAACAAAGATACACCGTCAC